TTCGCATTGGTCTCTCCCTCAGGGCCAGTTCTGGCCCCGGCCGCACCCTAAAGGGGCGACCTCCACCCAAGTTTTATGTCGAGACGCTTGGGGCGTCCAGCACGCTCTAAGTGATCGTCAAATCCTTCGGGAGGAGTCCTCCAAAAGGTTGTGTTATCGACTAGATCGGGATTTACCCGATCATCATAATCGATACACGCGCCGGCGAGAAGCCAGGGACGTGAGTCCCTTGTATAAGCTCCTCGGTCCAGCTTGAGCAAACACTTAAGCAGGGCACCAGTCCCCTCCAAATGATCTTTGGGGGGTTTGGCCTCCACTACATAGCCGCGAACTAGCGGACTATGGAGGCTCGGGTGAAGTCGCTCGGCTTGGTAACCAAGCGAACTAACCCGGCCCAGCACTGAGGACGTCGGAAGGACGGTAGGAAAGTGACGAATCACCTTCCTAATCCGGCCATCCAACCACCTTGCTGTCCTCCAGTAACCACTCATAAAGAGTTGATTCCGGAGAGACACCAAAGAGATGACCTCAGTTGCATGCTGCCGTTGTGTCGGAAATCCTTGCCGGACACGCGTAATCGATACGTCGTGCCCATTAAAGTACTCCCGACCACAAGACTCTCTGAACCTTCCGGTCCAGAAAGACTTGTCCAAACCAACTCGAGCACCGAAATGCTCGAGCGTTTGTACAACGGTAAGCACGTGATCTACAGGGACAATAAGATCGTCCCCATAGACGCGCACCGAGCCGACAAAACGTTTTACGTCTTGTCGGGAAAGTGACGTGTTAAGCGATCTTTGAATCCCCATGAAGATCAATGTCGTAAAGACCATTGCTTCAATAGGGAAGCAAAGTGCTGAACCCATCGACGCAAACTTGGAAAGGCGTATTGTACGCCCACCAGGTAACTCAGCCTTACGGGACCGTGTTGCCCCGACAGCCTCATCTAAGAGAGGCCACCGGTTAAACATAGCCCTTATGAGCTGATTGGAGACACGATCGGAAGCATCACTCAAATCGAGTGTTGCGGTTCGGTTATCAATCGAACCTTGACGAGCCATTTCCTGATTAGGAATTTGGTCGTCAAATCCAATCAACTGTGAGAGGAGTTCATCCCCCTCATAGTGTCTGAGGAAACTGCCATAAAGCGCCTGCTGCATATACTGCATGCAGGTTGGCTCCATAGCAATTACCCTCGGTGTCTTCAACGTCTTAGGAACCAGAGTAACCTTCACAGGTTGCTCGGAACCGGGTTCGAGGATGGACACCTTACGTAACTCCGGATAAAACCGGTAGTTAGGAATAAGGTACTCAGAAGCAGGAAAAACTGCTTCGAGTCGTCTGGTCCAGGTAGGCTGTTCGTATTTTCTGTTACCAGAAATACCATCAGCTGTAGATCCTGGTCCATGCTTCGGTACGAGGTTTCCGTAAAAGATATCTCTATCCCAACGGGTAAATACCTGCCCGAATAGCAAATTTGACATTTGCGTGAACTCAGCAATATCTTTTCCGCTGAGTTCACTGTCAAATTGACGGACATCCTGCTCACACTCGATGTAATTCCGTATCGCTGCAGCTTGGCGCTCTTTCGAGCAATCCATCTGCATCTTACCGAACATCAGCGTTAGCTGACGTAAGGCAAGAATAGAATCGATACAAGGATCATCGAGTAACAAGCCACTACTCCGGTCGAACACACGGTTGAAGAAACCTCCCAAAAATAGGGGGAGACTTCCACCACGCTCCTTTCGGAACGCGGTGTGGATACCGACCTGACCCTGGTCAAGCCACTTTTGGGTAGCTTTTCCAAAATCAGGTAGGGTTATCGTAAAAAACGACAACCCCTCATGTTCGATCCGACGCGAGACGGTATTAATGTCTTGCGTGGCGCTTGTGCAACATAAGCTAGCAGATTCCTCTGCTAGCTGGGACCAGAGTGACATCAGGCTTTTCATCAGCCCTCCCTAATTTGGAGGTTAACTGAATCCATAGCCTATGCACTCACGACTGGACGCCTCACCTTCCGGTGAAGCGGCAGTTTACTAATTGAACTGCCAGTTAACTCGCTTTCGCGAGTCATCTGACAGGACAGACAACATCTCCGCTTCGCTCAGATAGCAACCTACCAGAGAGTCTAGTGTCCAGATCTCGCGATCCGGATCTATGCCCTCGTGTACGTTGCAAATGATGACGTAGCGCATCCCCTGAAGCGATTCGGCGGCATACTCGGCGTTAGCCAAGCGTGTCACCATCATCGCTTTCTGGAGACGGGGGGGATTATACTCCCCCGGGAACGGTGTTACCATTTTGGTTATGCCTTTCTCGAGGAAGACCCCGAGTCGTTGTTATAGTGAACTGCTATTAACCCAGTCACCATGGAGTAGTCAGGGCGGTTAGTCCTGACTGACTGTGCCTACAGGCTGAGACCTCGAATTACAGTAATCCGACGATATGTCGGACCACTGGCTCGATAATCTCATTGGTAGAAACGTGGAAGAGATCAAAAACCACGGCCACGAGTAGAGCAGTTTTGAAACTGACTCTAACTCGAACTGTGGCTTCTGCATCACCTTCCCCGCTCGAATCCAACCAGTCCGGGCGATGTTTGGCGAGCCATCCTGGATCTGATTTCTCAGTTTCCACAATGGACTCCCGTTCATCGCTCCGACCGCTACGATTCACCACCAAGTAGCTTGGTCATGACCGCATTGGAAGCCGCAGTTAGCTGGGTATTGAAACCCACCCAAACTGCGAGAGCTTCGGCAGCCGTATAGCCAGCCGGAGGGATGTCAAAGACGGTATAAACACTCATACCGACCTTGACGTTCTCCGACGGCTTGAACGGATCCGAAGTTAACTTCCCATGGTCGATCCGGACCAACCTCCTCGTACGCTTCCCATAGGTATGGGAAGCGAGGAGCTTGATCAAGCCGTCCCCACTCGTGTACTCCGACTCATCCTGATCCACGCTAGTGCGTGGGAGGGAAGTCGTCGTACCCGAAATGGTTACGGTTTGTGGATCGGCAAATGACATAGGCATCACTCCTAGAGTCCCGTTCGGGGACTCCATTGACGTTTGCGCGTAACAGCGCGACTACTTGGAGTGTCGGGACAAACCCAACGCTCCAGCAATGGAGTACTGGAACGGTGACAAACCGTCCCAGGAAACTCCGAAACCAAAGGGGTTAGCCTTCACCCGTTGCTTTGTTTCCAAAACAAGGGAAATCGGTGAAGTCTGTAGTTTCTTTGAATCTACAGAGTTATAGGTATCCTTAACGATGGTTGATTCCATCATATACCCATAACGCATAACCATGCCGTTGACGAAACTCGAAATGTTGGACATTACATCTCCAACATTCGAGAACCAATCAACAGCCCAGGACCACGGCGCCAGTTCCCAAAGGGTTTCTGGCGTGATCTCCAAGCCGAGTAGTTGTTCGGCTTTGTCCCTCAGATTAGCTACCGCCCGATCATGTGAATAATCGGTAGGCAGGTAATACGTGAAGGCACCGGAGAACCACCTGTTCTGGACGATTTCACGCGTCCTTTCCAGGTCAAACGTGGAAGGAGACCAGTAATTGGAATCGACCATCCCATTCGCAATGAACGGGAATCGACTCCAACTAATACGATTGTAACTAGTCTCCAACTTGCGTGGGAAGCGGTATGTTCTTCTCACAACACGCCCCGCGTCTCTCTCAAACTGACGAATTAATCCGTCAGCTTCGAGGAGACTAACCGCGATCGACTTTACGTCGTTCACGAGGGGCTGCCACCCGAACTCTACGTTCAGGTAGTCGGACCCAGCTGCTTTCGCACGCTGAGTACGTTTCTTCAAGAGCTCTAATGAATGACGTGGAATACCGTCCTTCAAAAGTTCAAGAAGAAACACCGCTGTTTGAGAAGAGGGATCCGCAGGCTTAGCTCGCGCTACTGCAGTGGCTCCAAGAGCCGTTAGGGCAGCCTTACTAGATGCTATATTAGTAGGCCACCCACCTGCAAGAGCAACGAGATCTGGGTTCATTGCATAACAACTACCGTTATAGATAGTTGTATACAATAGACTAGGGCAATTTCCTCTATACTCTCCAACAAGACGTACATTAGACGAAGGTCCAATGACGTACTGTTTTTGAGTGAAGAAATCGCCACCCACATCGCTAAGGGGAGATATTTTACGTTTCCCCCAGCCATGAGCCTCAGAGTCAGTTATCTGACTCCCTTGGTATACTCCTAGCGAAGTTGCCTTTTGTCCAACCAGCGGTGACCGATCTCTCGGTGCCGCACAATTGGACTCGACATACTTCGTTGTGGACCCTTGACCGAAGTCAAAGGGAATGATCCGACTTTTACGTCGAATCATAGTACCAAGCCATGCAAGAACCTCCTTTGGTTTCCTGCGGGACAATTCCCACAGATATCTACCAGATACCTTTCGGTATAGGGTAGATGTTGCGTTGCACTGCGCCGGGCGCCCCACCAGG